TGCGATAGGAGCGGGAAGCAATGAAGATTTTGAAGGGACGGCAGGTTAAGCCGAGGCGCGTGCTGCTCTATGGGCAGGAAGGCGTCGGCAAGAGTACGTGGGCGGCAATGGCCCCGCGTCCGATCTTTCTCGACTTCGAGGACGGTTTGGGAGATTTGGACGTCGAGAAGACCGAGCGTCTCACGACGTTCAGCGACACGCTGTCGGCTCTCGGCTGGCTGTACCAAGAACAGCACAACTATCAGACGCTCGTGTTTGACACGGCCGACTGGTTCGAGAAGTTGATTCATGACCAAGTTTGCATGAATGCGAACGTCACGAATATCGAGAAGGTCGACGGCGGGTTCGGCAAGGGGTACGTCGCGGCGTCTCTCTTGTGGCAAGACTTTCTCACGAAGCTCGAAGCGCTGATCGCGGCTCGCGGGATGAATGCGGTGTTTCTCGGTCACTGCACGCGAGTGAAGGTGAGTGACCCCGAGCGCGAGACCTACGAGAAGTACAGCCCCGACCTGCACAAGGGCGCGGCGTCGATCTTGCGGGAATGGTGCGACGAAGTCTTTTTCGCGTCGTTCCGCACGTTCACGCGTGAGGCTGACGAAGGGTTCAAGAAGACTCGCCAGATCGCCATCGGCGGCGAAGAACGATTTATTCGCACGACGCACAGCGCCGGCGTGCATGCCAAGAACAGGCTCAATCTGCCGGCCGAGCTGCCGATGGACTGGGCCGAATATCAAAAACACTGGCCGAGCGGCGTTCCCGCGACGCAGGCCAGCGCGGGAAATATCGCGGGAGTTGTGGTTGACGGATCGTCAAAGAAGAAAGGGTAGAAGATGAGCGGGAACTTAGCAGGGTTGAAGTTTGATGCGAATAAGGTGGACCCGAACAACAAGTTCGAGCCGCTGCCGGCAGGCGATTACATGGCCTGCATCGTCGCGTCCGAGATGAAGCAAACGAAGGACGGCGATGGCTGGTTTTTGGAATTGAAACTCCAAATTCTGGAAGGCAAGTATCAGAACCGGACGCTATTTGATCGTCTGAACTTGGTCAACAAGAACGAGACGGCGCGTCAAATCGCCGAGGGTACGTTGTCCGCGATCTGCCGGGCTGTCGGTGTCATGTCACCGACCGACTCGGCTGAGCTGCACAACAAGGCGCTGAAGATTTCGGTCAAGGTCAAGAACGATCCGCAGTACGGACCTGGAAACGAGATCAAGGGGTACAAGTCGCGCCACGTCGGCCAGCAGGCCCCGGCGACTCCGCCAGCGACGGCAGCGGCTCCCGTGCCGGCGCAGCAACTCGGCCCGCCGCTGATGACCGGGCCGGCCGCTCCGCGGAATCCGTTCGCGGCGTCGTAGTAGTCGTTTCCCGCTCCCCCGTCGTGACATGGAAGTCGCGGCGGGGATTTCATGGAAGAGAGTTCGCATGATTGACATTTTGAACTGTAAAAACCGCGATCATTATCGCCGCTTTCTCAAGATTAAGTCACTTCCTCAGTATAGGATCACTGGGCGAGAGTGTTGGTTTCCCGATGAGTATGCGGCGGCAGTCGGGTGGTCGGCGTGCAAGAGACGCGAACAACATTGCTTGCAGCTTGGGAGCCATCTTTTTGACTATCAACGCGACATCGCGGCTATGGCGATACGCAAGCAGAAGTTCGCAGTCTTTGCTGATTGCGGACTAGGAAAGACGTTCATGCTGCTTGAGTTTGCACGTCACGCTCGACGAGCGCTCGACAAGTCGCAGTCAGTTCTAATTGTTTCTCCGCTGATGGTGGTCAAGCAAACGCTCGACGAGGCGGCCCGTTGGTATCCAGAAATGCAGATTGAGCAGGTCACGGCCAAAGACTTGCGAGAATGGACAAAGAGCGGAAGCGGAATCGGGATCACGAACTACGACGCGTTGAGTGACGACGTGACGCAGGGAAATCTCGGCGCGTTGATTCTTGACGAGTCGTCAATGCTCAAGTCGCATTACGGCAAGTGGGGTCAGAAGTGCTTGGAACTGGGTGCTGGTTTGCACTGGAAGCTATGCTGCACTGGAACGCCGGCACCAAACGATCGAATTGAGTACGCGAACCACGCTGTCTTTCTCGATCACTTCCCTACTGTCAACGCATTTCTGGCGCGGTTCTTCGTGAATCGAGGACAAACAGATAACCGCTGGGAACTTAAGCCGCACGCATTGGAGCCGTTCTATCGGGCGTTGTCTCATTGGGCGCTGTTTCTCACTAACCCTGCCACGTACGGCTGGAAAGACAATTGCGGCACGCTCCCTCCGATTCGCGTTCACGTCGATCACGTCGAGCTAACGAAGGAGCAGGAGCAACTCATCCGGTCGATCAGCGGAAAGCTGGTAGTTACGGATCTTGGAGGAATCACGTCTCGATCGGTAATGGGGCAAATCGCCAAGGGTCACTACAAGGGCGACGACGTTCCTACGCTCAAGTTTGAGTACATCAAGCAACTTGTCGAACGCGAGCCGGAGCGATCGACAATCATTTGGTGTCACTACAACGACGAACAAGACAAATGCGCTGCCCTGTTCCATGGCGCGGCGAACATCGACGGATCGACGACCCAGGAAAAGCGGCAAACGCTAATCGAAGACTTCAAGGCAGGCCGGCGCAAGGTACTTATCAGCAAGCCGCGGATTCTTGGCTTTGGCTTGAATCTACAGGTCGCCACTCGGCAAATCTTCTCAGGTCTGCAAGACAGCTATGAGGAGTATTACCAAGCAGTAAAGCGCAGCAATCGCATCGGAAGCACGGAGCCGCTCGACGTTCATATTCCGGTCACGGAAATCGAGCGGCCAATGATCGAAACGGTATTACGCAAGGCGTCAATGGTGGAGCATGACACGCAAGAGCAAGAGCGAATCTTCCGCACTCACGGCATGGGAATCTTGGAGGGAAGCGGCGCTATCGGGAACGTATGACGCAATTCCGCAAGAGCGGATCGAAGCCATGTTCACGGCGTCATCGTTATATGGTCCTGCGAATTGTTGGACGGGAACAAGCGGCGAACTAGCGACCATGATTCGTCAGTTGCTACGCGAACGTGAATGGATACTTAAACAAATGCAAGACGAGCGGGACCAACGCATTAACGAAGGAACGGAGGGTTATTTGTATGGCGAATGACATTCTAGGCGGCAAAGACTGGCACATCGTCCACGGCGACTGCATCGACGGCATGTACGACCTGCCGGATGCGTGCGTCGATATGTCGGTGTTTTCTCCGCCATTTCCGGCGTTGTACGCTTACACGTCGAGCGAAGCTGATATCGGAAACAGCGAAGACCTGAGGCACGAGGCGAAGCTACATCTAACGTTCTTCTATTCCCAACTGGCACGCATCATCAAGCCTGGCCGAGTGGCGGTCGTTCACGTCGCGCAGATCCCGCGAATGAAACGGACTGGCGAGGTTGGATTGCACGACTTTCGCGGCCTCAATATTCGCCTTGCAGAGCGTGCTGGCTTGGTGTGGGAATACGACTGGATTGTGCGCAAGAACCCACAAGCACAAGCGATCAGAACTAAGTCGCGAGAGTTGCAGTTTGCAGGACTCGAAAGCGATCGAGCGAAGCAACGCGGCTGCTTGCCCGATTACCTGCTCAAGTTCCGTGCGCCGGGAGAAAACTCAGTGCGGATTGACGCCAAAAACCAAGTCAGCCGTAACGAGTGGATTAAGTGGGCGGAATCTTGCTGGGACGACGTGCAAGAGACTGACACTCTCAACGTCAAGGACGGACGCGGAGACGACGACACGAAGCACATCTGCCCGCTGCAATTGGAAGTGATACGGCGGCTTGTGTTGCTGTATTCAAACCCTGGAGAGATCGTGTTCTCGCCGTTCACGGGAATCGGATCGGAGGGGTTTGTGTCGCTGGGAGGAAAGTCGCCCAAAACTGGCAAGCGAGTTGCGGAACCGCGACGGTTTTATGGGTTCGAGTTGAAGGACGAATACATCGCGGCGGCGCGAAAGAGCCTCAAGTTGGCGTGTGAGCAACGCAAGGAAAGCGCAAAGACGTTGTTTGACGCGATGGCGTAAGGAACAGGAAAATGCAACTCCGCTGGTATCAATCCGAAGCCGTTCTTCGCACTTGGGACTACCTGTGCGACCAAGCAGGCAACCCGGTCATCGTGCTGCCGACCGGCTGTCACCAAGCCGGCCATTTAATTTTGTTGGCAAGCGGCGACCTGATACCTGTCGAGGACGTGCGAGTCGGCGACAAGTTGATGGGGCCTGATGGAACCCCTCGAAACGTGCTCGCGCTATGCCGTGGAGTCGGTCAAATGTACTTGATCACTCCAGTCAAGGGCGAGCGGTTTTTGGTCAACGAAGACCACATTCTTCATCTTGAATCCACGAACGAAGGGAAGAACTGGCGCAGTTGCACGAAGCACGGAGATACGATTGATGTCTCGGTCAAGGAATACGTGACGTGGTCGAAAAGCAAGAAGCACCTTTGGAAGTTGAAGTGGTGCTCTGGAATTGAGTTTCCCTATGAGAAAAGCAAGGGAATGCTGTTTGACGTTGGGTACGAGATTCCGCCATATATCGTCGGGCTGATGCTTGGCGATGGCCACATGAAACACTCGATCAGCCTGACAACTGCTGATGAGGAGTGCGCTAACGAATGGACGCGGTGGGTTGAGTCAAAAGGTTGGACTGTCGCGAAAGAACGCAAAGATGAGAACGCGGCAAGTGGTTACAGGCTGGTAAGCGGGACTCGCGGCGGAGTCTGTCCGGCTAAGAAATTGTTTGACAGGATCGGATTGTTGGGAAACGTAGGATGCGACAAGTACATCCCGCGTCGGTACGCAATCGCACCTCGAAGCGTGAGGCTAGAAGTTCTTGCCGGTTTGATTGATTCGGACGGATACCACGACGGGCGCGGATGCTTTACGTTCTCGAACAAGTCTGAAAAGCTTTGTTTGGGAGTTGCGTACATTGCTAGAAGCCTTGGACTCAAGTCAGTAATGAGAATATCAAGGAAGAAGTCGCAGACATCGGACAAGCGAATCTACTGGCAAGTAAGCATTAGCGGAGACACGAACTGCATCCCTTGCAGGCTGGAGCGAAAGCGTGCCACGGTTCGTAAGCAAAAGAAGGACTGGTTGAAGAGCGGTTTTAATGTTGAAAAGGCGTGGACTGATAACTACTACGGATTCACGCTCGATGGAGATCACCTATACCTCGACGGTGAATTTTTAATTCACCATAACAGCGGCAAGTCGATCGTGGTCGCCAAGCTGGCACAAGACGCCATCGGCTTCGGCTCGCAAGTTCTCGTTCTCGCGCATCGCAAGGAACTTCTCGAGCAAAACGCCGAGAAAGTGCGGGCGTTGCTGCCTGGCGTCAAAGTTGGGCTGTTCTCGTCGGGGCTTCGAAGCTGGGACGCCGAGTCGCCCGTGGTGCTCGCGGGAATTCAAAGCTGTTGGCAGAAGGCGAGCATCTTCGGCCCGCGTCACTTGGTGCTGATCGACGAGGCGCATTTAGTCTCGACGACGGGCGAAGGTATGTATCGCTCTTTTCTCGGCGACTTGCGGACGGCGAATCCGCAGGCGCGGCTTGTGGGTCTGACGGCGACTCCTTACCGCACGGGCGAAGGCGCGTTGACGGGCCCCGAAAAGCTGTTTCAAGGCGTCAGCTACGAAGCGAAAATTCCGCAATTGATTCGCGAGGGCTTTCTCTCGCCGATTACGAGCCGAGCGGCCGAGCATTCGGCCGACACTAGCAAGTTGCACGTACGCGCCGGCGAATTCGTCGCTGGCGAGATGGAGCAGCTTTTTGGCAATAAGGAACTAGTACGCTCGGCGGTGCGAGAGACAGTCGAGAAGGCCCGCGATCGCCGGTCGATCATCTTGTTTTGTGCGGGCATCGAACACGCCGAAAGCGTGGCAGAGGAGCTGCGGACGCTTACGAGCGAAAACGTAGGAGTCGTGACTGGCGCGTCGCTGCCATTGCAACGGGCGAACGATCTGCGGGCGTTTCGCGAGGGCTCGCTGCGGTGGCTGGTCAATGTCGACGTTCTGACGACCGGCTTCGACGCCCCGAATATCGACGCGATCGCGGTGCTGCGGGCGACGTGTTCACCTGGCTTGTTCGCGCAGATTTGCGGGCGCGGCTTTCGGCTATCGCCGGGCAAGAACGATTGCCTCGTGCTCGACTTCGGCGAGAACATTAAACGCCACGGGCCGCTGGACGCTGACGACTACGGGATTCGCTCGCAGGGCAAGCGCGGCGAAAAGACAGGCGACTCCGAAGGACCGACGAAGAATTGCCCGAATTGCGAATCGCAACTGCATGCCGCGGCTCGCGAGTGCTCGTGCGGTTTTCTCTTTCCCCCGCCCGCTCCGCGACATGGAGCCGAGGCCGGGAGCGAGGAGTTGCTGTCGGCGATGGCGCCGCCGCAAAGGTGGCTGGTCGATGGCGCGTCGATGCAATTGTGGACCAATAAGAAAACGG